AATAATTTTGAGATTAATAAAAAAGTCACAAGCCCCTTCCAAGCCCTGTTAAGGATACTGTTAGGATACTACTCTTGTGACAGACTCAGTAGTGTGAGTTAAATCCCTCTGCACTCAGTTGTAATAATGTAGTTATTTTGTTATATCCTACTATCCTCCGTCTTGACAATGAATTGGTTTAGGATATTACAACTGATTTTAGAGAGTTTCCGGAAGCATTTACTGTCCTAAAGCACATAACACTAATAACAATACTAGTAATAGTAGTAATACTGATTAGTATGTGTATAGACATAGTGTATATGTTATTTACAGGGAAATGCTTAATGCTGTTTTAGCTATATAAATATTCATAGACAGCAAGTTAGCCTATTTTGCATACTTGTTGAAGAGTTAGAATAGTAGTGAAGTATAACACCTTCCCCCACTTTAACACACATCTGCACACAATTTTGCAAAAAATTAACTGATTGATTATCAGTGAGTGAGTCTCATTGTTACACACGGTGGAGACAAAGATATTATGTTTCTACAGTGAGCAGATCATTCTTACTACACAACTTAATAGATAGTGAGTAGTAGGTAGTACACGCTACTGAGTGTATTTATAAAACTATTAATGCTGAGTAAAGTGAATTAACACTTATACTTAACAGCATTTAGTTAATAGAAAACTTAATAATAAGTTTTATATTAAATAAATGGTTGATTAGTAGAGGGAAAAAGAAAAAATACTAATGGTGTAAACCATTAGTATCTTCTACTACTACATATTATCTAAATTTTCTGTAGTATCTTCAACTGTTTCTTCTACAACAGTGAAGGCTTTTGTTGCTCTTTTAGCACTTGCACTACCTGCTAACTTATCTGCTAACTTGTCTGCAAACTTATCTGCTAATACTGCTGATGCTTCTGCAACAGCATTAAGTCTTGCTACATCTTTGTTAAAAGATCCTTGATCCAATGTGAAGTTTCCATCTTGTTTTTTCACTAATGCTACTTCATCTTCCATTGCAATATAGTTTGTTAAATACTGCACTTCTCCATTTGGACCAAATGAAGGATACTGTTTGAAATTTGGTGAGTTTTTATACTCTTCAATTTCTGCTACTGCTCCTACTACATTGTAGATGTGGAAAATGTTTCCTTTCTTACTTCTTCTAGAAGTTAAATAAATTGCTTTCATTTTGTTTTGTTTTTAATTGTTAATAAATTATTTTATTTTAAATTAAGGGTTGATAAGAAGAGGGAAAAGAAAAAGAAAAAGTCATCAGACTTTTTCTATTACCTTTTGCTACATAATATAACTGCTTGATAACATCATTTGTTTAGTTCAATCAATACAGTTGTTTTAATTAAGTGAAAGGTTGATTGAAGAGAGGGAAAAAAGAAAAGCTAAGCCAGCCTAAGCTGGTTTAGCATTGTCAATGTAGATGGCATCATAGCCAGATGCATTGGTATACAGCCTACCTGTAAGGAACATCAAGTCACCAGACTTGGTTCCTGCAGGAAGGTTGTTGATAAATGTGCGTGGCAAGAACTTGTCACTATTGACAAGTTTGAGACAAAACATTTTAGGAAATTTTGGAGAACTCAAAACTTTCACCAGAAAGGTTTGTGTTTGGATAAATTTAGAACTCATAACAAAAGATTTTGTTATGTATGTAGGGTTGACCATTTTTTCACTAGAAAAAATGTTATAGATATATTACATATGAAATATGTGGTTGAGAAAGCATGGGGGGTAGGGGCAAAGGCTTGAGGGGCGGGGGGTGGTGAGATAGGGGGACCACCACATCCTCTAATATGGAGTATTCCCAAATACCTATATGGATGAAGCTATGTCAGCCATATTACCATGGGGTAAGTTACTACTTGGTAACATGTGGGGGGGGTTCTTATACATCATGAAAATTTTTATAAAAAATTTTTAGGAGTATATATGTGATGTAAGAAAAGTTGTTACATTTGCATGTGTCGTTCAAATAAGGCTGTTTCCGCTTTAGCCTAATAATGAAAGCCCAGGTTCCTCACCTGGGTTTTTGCTTCTTTAGCTCAGTTGGTTAGAGCACTAGACTGTTAATCTGGGGGTCCTAAGTTCGAGCCTTAGAAGAAGCGCACTCCATCCCTGTAGATTCTATTCTGCAGGCTCAGTGCCAGGAGGGCATACCATAAGAACTGCTCGCTTACTCTCTGGTCTTCTCTGCTCAGGAAAGTGGAACTGATTTATAGGTGTAAACGCGTTACCTCTATAAGCAACCATATAACTGTAGCAACACCCAAGTAAGTTTCTCTGATCAAGAATTACTGCTTGGGTTTTTTATTTTAATATGCTCTTACATTACAAATTAATTTTTTTATATTTGTTGAACCAACAAACTACTAATGAAAAACAGTAAGAGTAAGCGTAAGAGTAAAGAGCCTATTACCCTTTTGGAAATTGTTTCAAATAGTGACAATACATTTGAGATAAGAATAGCTAGAGTTAATAAAACATCTATTCCCGTTCTGGTAGGTTTATTAGAAAAAGCAAAATTTGATCTATTATTAAAAGACTTTGATGAAGAGCTTGAGGAAGTAGATGAGCTTCCTGGGAATTTTATGAATAATAAATTTGATGCATGATGATTGAAAGATGTATGAAGAAGCCTGAGTATTTTGATGTGCTCAAATTTAATGAAGATGACAGAGAAGCAGTATTTGACTTTGTAGGTAAAAAAGCAGAGTTTATAATACCAGTAAATACAAATGTCCTTACTTTATTTGTAGATACTTTTACAGGGCCTAGAAAAGTTGGTCCTGGATACTATATAGTAAAGGGTGATGATGAACAATTCAGTGTTTATACTCCTGATGAATACGAGAGTAAATTTGTTAAAGTAAAGAAAACCGAAAATAAATAGTTATGAGCAAGTCAACAAACAGACAAAAAGTTGAAGTATTAAAAGGATGGCTTCAATGGTTATTAATCAATAAAACAAAAAAGAAATGAATAAAACAGTTGTAGAAATGGGTGGACCTATTATTAGTATGAATGAAGCTAAGGTACTTTCATTTGGTGAGCAGTTAGTAGGGATTGAATTCAATTCATCTAATGATGCTGGTGTAGCTAAAGTAAAAGAATTATTTGCTGAAGTAGCTAACATACTAAAAGACTCTTATCAAGAGGGTCCAGGAAATCCAGTTAAGAGTTTATTATTTGACCATGCTGTGGGAGAATTAGTAAGTGCACAAATGGCAGTAGTAAAAGTAATTACGTTTAAATAAAAAAGAAAATGAAACTATTAGGAAAAAGAATTTTAATTAACATCCCGGTTATTGAGAAACCGGTGATTGAATTAAGTCCAGCACAAGAAGCAGAGCGCGAAAGAGAAGCTATTAAGAAATGGACAAAGCTTGAAGTATTTGCTGTAGGTGATGAAGTAGAAAAAGTTGCTGTCGGTGATCAAATATATGTACAAGCATTTGGATTAGAATCTGCTGAAAAGATTATGATCGGTGAAGAGATGAAGTTATTAGTAAAAGAGTTTGACATTGCAATAGTATATTAACATGGATGAAATGCGTTATGGAGAGTATAATAGAACTGTTATGAAAGGTTTGAAAAAAGAAAATGTATCTGCTACACAAGAACCTAAATGGGTTGATCCTCAAGATTATAGTAAAAGAATATTGGACAACATGCCTAAATGGACTAGTATTACATCTCCTACATTACAACCAGATGCATTAAGACCAAAGCATTATGGTGGTGCTGATAGTACATACGAAGTTTTTAAAGTTTTAGAAGCTTGGGAACTTGATAAAGATTTTTATTTAGGTAATGTGATTAAGTATGTAGCAAGAGCTGGTAAAAAAGATCCTGCAAAAGAAAAGGAAGATTTACAAAAAGCTTTAGTATATTTGCAGCGTAGAATTGATAGTTTATGATTTTTGTTTATTTGATTATAGGATTGTTAGCATTGTATGTTCTGTATGAACTGCAGAAGTTTTGGAGATTACCATCATATCATAAAGTATATAATATGTGGCAAGAAGATCCAGAAAAAATATCTAGAGCTAACTTAACTGTAATCATTATGTGTATGATAGCATATATATTAGGATTAATTTCTGCAACAATGATAAGTTAAATTTTTGTTTATTTATTTATAGCCTCAGTTTTACTGGGGCTTTTTTTTGTTAAAAATTTTTTGTATATTATTATATAACAATTAAAATTTAGAAATCATGCCAGAAAAATTTGTACCTCAATCTCCAGATTTATATTTAAAAACAGATGCTGATGCAGCATTAGTAAAATTTGGACATTTAAATTATTTATTAGAACAAGCAAATAATAATGTTTATGCTAATAATGCAGTTGCATTAACAGCTGGACTAAAAGCAGGTGATTTTTATAGAACTGCTACTGGTCAATTATTTATTGTTTATAATCCATAATATTATACATTATGGATATTTTAAATTTTATATCATGGCTAAAAGATAAAAGACTTTTTCATGTTATTGATCCAGCAAAAACACTTTTACCTATTGGTATAAAAGATAAAAGACGTGATGATGATTATTTAACCGGTGCAATATCCGTAGCAGATTTTATTTCTCAAGTAGGCACAGGAACACAAGGTCCACAAGGCATACCTGGTCCACAAGGTCCACAAGGAATTGCTGGACCTCAAGGAATACAAGGAGAAACTGGAGCTGCTCTAACTGTATTAGGATCATATCCTGATTTAGCAAGTTTTTTAGCTGGCGCTGGTGGTTCTCCAGGAACAGCTGGTACAGCATGGATTATTGAATCAGATGGTTCTTTATATGTATGGGATACATTAACTAATACATGGAATGATGCAGGAGATTTACAAGGACCACAAGGTATTCAAGGTATTCAAGGTATTCAGGGTCCTCAAGGGATTCAAGGAATACAAGGAATTCAGGGTATTCAAGGTGTACCAGGTGCAGTTGGTGGATATAGAGGTTCTTTTTATGATGTTGCAACACAATCTGTAAATGCTTTATCAACAGGTCAACCTGTATTAGTTAGACAAACAGATCTTTCTTGTACTAACGGGTTCAACGTAATCAATAACAGTAGAATAAAAGCTAGTAATACAGGTATATATAATTTTGCTTTTTCATTTCAATTACATAATACTGGTGGTGGTGGAAATGGTAATACTGTAGAAATATGGTTAACAAAAAATGGAGTTGCAGTTCCTGATACAAATACAAGAGTAAATGTAAATACAAATAGTCCTTATATTGTTGCTGCTTGGAATTTCTTTTTAGCAGTATCAGCAAATGATTATGTAGAAATATATTGGGGTTCAGATAATGATCACATAGTATTACAATATAATACAGGTGCAATGGGTGGACCAGCAATTCCATCAACAATAATTACTGTGAATCAAATAGGTTAGTAAAGTAAATTGAAAAATTAAAGTGTGTTTATAAAAATTATAAGCTTAATAAAATTTAAGTTTAAATTTATTATATTTACCAAATAATATAAACCAAAAAAATTTAATTATGACTCCAGCTGAAGCATTAAATGTTATTGAGCAAGCAGTAAATCTTGCTAACTTGAAAGGTGTGTATTCATTACCAGATGTTAATAAAGTATTGTTAGCACTAAACACTTTTCGTAATTTAGAAGAAGTAAAAGCTTCTATACCGGAATTAACTGCAGTTTCAGAATAATTCCTACAGCAGTATATTAAACCCTAGGCATAACTGTCTAGGGTTTTTTGTTTTTGTCAAATATTTTACTTATATTAATATATAGTCTAAATATTTATATCATGTCAATAGGGAACTTAAAAGATACTGGGAACAAAGGTTCTAACTTTCCATATCAATTAAAAACTTTACAAGGCCTTCAGCAAATTGCAGATGGTATTTCTGGTTTTGCACCTCCAGGAGGAGTTGCTACAGAAACTACATTAATATTAGTTGAAGCATTAGTAGAAACAATAAAAAAGAATTCAATATCTAAAATAGGTAGAATTCAAGGATCAGCTAACTATAATAGAGTTCTAGCATATAATGGTAATAATGATGTTACAAGTATTACACATACAGGAACAACAGAATATGGTGCAGAAACTATTATTGAAACTCTTACATATGATGCTAATAGAAATGTTACACAAATTCAATATTCATAATTATGAAAAATAAATATAACCCAGTATCTGGTGAGTTTGACTTAGTAAATTCATTACAAGATATAAGCTATGTACATACTCAATCAGTTCCCGCAACTACTTGGGTTGTTACTCATAATTTAAATACTAAATGTTCTGTACAAGTAGTTGATGAAGATCAAAATGAAATTATTGCTCAAATTGATTGGATAAATAACAATACTGTAAACGTAATATTTAATATTCCTGTTACAGGTTTTGTTTATTGTAATTAATTCATTATATTATTATATAACTTAAATAAAAATAAAAATGGCAGAAAAAAAGTTTTTTGTAGACATTAATCTACAAGGTAGTGCGTTAACTAACGCAAAAATTGGAACTAACACGGGTATTGGTTCAACGGAAGGTGCTTTTGGATATGATTCAGCTTCACACCGTTTACAATATTTCAATGGTACAGCTACTCAAAATGTAGCTAACTTATCTGATATCTCAGCAGTAACAGGTGGTTTGATCTTCCAAGGTGGATATGATCCAACAACTAATACTCCTGATATTGCAGACGGATCAGCATTAAAAGGTTTCTTTTGGGCAGCAACTGCAGCAGGTACTTT